GGGGTTGGCACGGCGGCGGTCAAACTCGCGCTGGGATTTACTCGCGCGATGCATTGGGCGCTTTGGGCGCCACTTGGGTACGAAGTTGGCCGTGCGGTTGAGAGCCTCCGCGAGCTGGTTGGGGTCCAGGGCGCGGGGGTCCCGATTTGGGCGGTCGTGTAGAGCCTGCAGTAGACCGGGGAGCTGTCCCCCCGCCACGCAGTGAAAGCGAACCCCGGGTTGGAAGGCCTCGGCGAGGCTGTCCACCTCGCTGAATCCCGACTCCTCGTCGGAAAGGCTCTCCTGTTGTTGCGGCAACTGCGGGGTTGCACAGATCGTCGAATCGCAAATCGTCCAGCCTAGCGCCTGTTGGGCAATCATGGTCTGGATTAGGGCCGTCAATTGGAGCTTGAGCTCCATCGTGGATAACTGCTCGGAGCTTTGGAGGCTCCGGAGGAAGGTCGATCGCGCCTTGGATTTCCGCATCAGTTCGCGCTGTTCGGATGAGATCGTGCCATCTGCGAATGACTGACACGTCGAAACCACTACGCTCAGCAACTCTTTGATAGAGTAGTCGATCATCGCCTGCAGATTGGGGCCAACCTCCGGTTGTTTCGGGAGTTCGGTGTTGCACAAAGTAAGGAACGTCCACGATCCCAGTGGATCGCAGTCGCTCGACTTCAGACTCAATGTCAGGGTGGTCCCTTTGAATTCCAGCAAGCGAATACTCACACCATGCTGAGGTGATTGGAGCAAGCGCATCGAGCTCGAGGTAACCCGACGCTCGGTAGTAAAGTGCGACATAATCCGGTACTGTTGGATTAGCGAAGGAGCAATGGAGTTTTATCCACGTACGAACAGGGTCTTGAACACTAGCGGGGAGTGTCCAGGGGTCTAGAAACATGCGGCCCAAGAACATCACGTAATCGCCTTTGTTACGGACCTCGCATTTGAGCGAGACTCCCAGTTCGATAGCGACTTGGTTTAGTGCTTCAGGCGACGCCGCGGAGATACCGTCATCTCCACACATTGGACCAATCATGTCCCAGGCCTCATCTATTTCTAGCCCGGCATGACGCCCAGCGGCGTATGCAATGAACCCGTTCATAAGAGTGTTAAAAGTCGTCAAGAGTGAGCCGGACAGAACGGACCCGGACGGACGGTAGGGGACTCCGTGTTTGGTCTTGCCTTTAGCTTCGACCTCAGCGTGAATTAGCCCTATCATCTGCCGGCGATAGTCTGGGTTGACACAGCGTCCAAATATGGCTGCTTGAAACCAGGAGCGCAT